GTTTGCTCTTTTTTCACAAAGGTCAGCTTGCGTAACATGGATGGATGAACTAAGGCATAGGCACATCTGTCTATGTCCAGAAGTTGACCGGCTTCCTTTATGGGGAATTCCATAAGAAAGTGACCGTTATCGTTTCCTCTGGAATACTCCACTATAGTGAGTTGACAGGATAGACCGGCATCTTCTAGCTTGTCTATCAGAGATAGGATGCTTGCACCTCTACGCATCAGCACATCTGAACTGTTCCCACAGCTTGCTGACATGTTGATCTTTATTTCGACCACTTTCGCTTGCGCCTTTTCACCCCCTATAGGACTCATCATATGTGCCGGACATCCGGTTACATATAAGGGTACGTTAGGCATGTATCCGGCTACGTCATACTCGAAGGTAGGCAAGCGTTCAAAGGATGTAGCGTTATGTGCTAACTCCAGTTCCGTATGCATCATTTCCCTACCTTCCTTCCATCCAAAGCGAGCAAGCTGAATGGCTTCTTTAACGGTAACGTTACCACTCCAATCCTTACTGACCTCTTGCGAAGCAAGGTATCCATCCCATACAGGTATGGATTCATCTGATACTTCCGCAAGGAAGTCAGTAAAGCTGTCATATTTTAGACTAAAACTTGGCATAATTTTTCTCCATGTTTAAACGTTGTTATATGTTATATACCGGCTTCGCTTCTTATACGTTCAGTCGTTTCAGCATCACATCCGCCAAATACGTACTGAGCAAGTACATCCTCTAGTTCACATCCGTCTCGGATGGCTTTGCCACCCTTGATGCTTGCACGTGGTGATATGATATGCCTTATACGCAGTTCGTCTTTCGCTTTGCGAAGTTTCTGAACAATCTTAGTAAAGTTCCTATCAGAACTGATAGCCATTTCAAGCTTCTCATCATAATCGAGGTCAATGATTGGCTTAAATCTATCAATAGTTGCACCATCAAGCTGATTTCTGCCTACGTACTCCCTGTCTGCACCTTTGCCATATGTGTTAGCACATGCTATCAGTCGGAAGTTCGTATGACGCTTGACCACTCCGCAAGGGAAATCTGCGATTTCATTTTCCATTGAAGCGTTAAGTGCCACCAATGCTTGCGGATTAGATGCATCTATTTCATCAAAGAGAAATAGACCACCATCCCTAAAGCATTTAACGAAGCTACTCTCAACGTAGTTGCCAGTAGCATCTTGATAGCCTTTTACTTCGTAAGCTTGGTACATAGCACCGGACATGCCAAAGGCATAATCTTTTTGCTCAAAGGCTTGTCCTAACATGCTCACTAATTGGGAAGCCATAGTGGTCTTACCACTACCTGCACCACCTACGAGAAGCACGTTATCTCCACGAAGCAAAGCTTTGAGAACAGTCGGAAGTTTCTCATGCTTCAAGCTATCATCTTTGATGATTTCTCCGGATGGCTTTTTGAGTTCTACTGTAACAGTAGAAGTGCCATACTCATTGATTAAATCTTTGATTTTATCAATATCAAGACTCTCATCATGCTCAAGCGAAGGATGCACCTTTTTGATGATTTCCACAATGCTCTCCTCAAGAGCATTAGTGGGTTGGAATTCGTCAACATCCGGCAAGTTTCCTGTGCCTTCTGCATCAGATTCGCTCTCTGACGCACCAGAAGGCTCGCCCTCGCCCTCGCTCTCTGCGTCTCCATCATCTGCGCCTTCTCTATCACGATCAGTACCAGAGCCTTCTTCTTCAAGATCAGCTTTTAAAGCTGAAATATCAATCGAATTGTAAAGTTCAATCAATTTCTCATCAGACATTTGCGAAGCACGTTGACCATAAGCAACAGCGAGTCTTTTCAAGACTTTGCGTTCTGCTACAGTCAGCGTTTCTTTCGTGCATGGGAATCCAAGCATAGCGGATGCACCTTCAGCTATGCTGATAACAGTAGATATTTTCATATTTTTCTCCAGTTAAGTTAACTACGTTAAACAGCGAACAGAGAGCCTTCACCCTCACATGCCGGACATGACGCAGTATCCATGTCTATCATGTCCACGTTTTTGCGTGAAGATCGGAAGTGAAAATCACAAAGGCTACAGGATACTTTCAGCATCCTAGTGCCTTGCTTCTTTTTACCGGTAAGGTCTAGGTCAATCTTTCCATGAGGATACACGCCAAGCAATTCGCATATATCCTTAATGCGTTTCGCTAGTGCGTCTCCGGCATGGGTAGACGTAAGTTTACCGGCAAGACCTATCTTTCTCGCAAAGCGAGCAAAGCGATTTCTGTGTCCACTCTCATTTTTATCTGCTACATGAACAAGTTCATGTGACAGAATTTCTAAGGCTTCAAAGCCATCATCAATCGAAGGATTGATAAAGATTTCAAAGTGTTCATCTGCGGATGCTAAAGCATTGATGCAGACTCCAAGCACCTTGCCACCTCTGTGTCTAGGTGCATAACCTACGCTAACACGAAATTTTGGCATTCTTACAACAAGTCCTAGTTCTAGGAACAGGTCTGTGACCAGTTGATCAGCACCTTCGGTTAGGTAAGCTTCACGATCCGTATAATTTTCCATATTTTTCTCCAGTTTGTTTAAACACTCCCTTCCCTTCGGTTAGGGAGTGTATTAAACAGTTTTAATTACGACCCTATGTCAACTTCCAGTTGACCAGAATCCCTAAGTTCAAGCGACTCAATGAAGTACCCATGATATCCGCTTTTCTTCAAGCACTCACTCGTACACTTCATAACACTCTCCACATCAAATATCCCATATTTGATAATTACTTTTGAAGTAGAGACGAAGTCTGAGTGGATAAACGCTCCAAGATGGCTAGGGTTATTCTTCTCCCTGCCGGAAATCGAAGATTGAACAAGCGTGTACTCTCCGTCAGGTATCTCAGTGCCTACGTCAGCTATCCAATAGCTAACATCAGCATCTTGGGTATCAGCAAAGATACTCCAAACTACTTGGTAGGCTTTGCCTACTCGTTCTAAGGTTCTATTCAAAATATGTTTCATATTTTTCTCCAGTTGGTTAAACAAAATTTCAGAGGGTTAGATTGTTTAAACCCCCTTCACTACGTTCAGGGGGATTTAAACATCTGTACACCGTTCTCCCTCACAAAATGCATTTAAGCACGACAGACATATCTACGTCAACAACGCATTGGTTGTGGGGTTGCCGAAGGTAGCGTGTTTGATATACGAAAAGGTATGGTTTACCATACCTACATGACAGACAAAAAGCCTATAGCACATAACAAAGTATTAAGCGTTAAAGAACGCTTATTTGCTCGTTATAAGGCAAGAGGCTACACGAATGGCAAGAGTGCCGAACTAGCCGGCTATAAAGCCGGAACAAGTGCTGACAAGCAAGGCTTCAGGTTGTCAAAAAAAGCTGAAATAAGAGACGAAGTCTCTCGTATTCTTGCAGAGCAAGAGACAAGGTCTCTTATTGACAGGGAATCCCACCTTGATGAGTTAGCAAAGCTACGAGATCAAGCAGTAGATACAGGGCAGATAGGCTCAGCAGTTACTGCTGAACATTATCGTGGCAAAGTTGCTAACTTATACACCGATAGACTGGAAGTCTCCGAGACTAATAAGGAGTCATCAGATGAGATCATGACACGCATCATGCAACTCTTGAAGCCAGAAGGCAGCGAAGCTGATAAACAGCTTCATTAGTTAGAACTGCGTAAAGGTTTAAACAAACTTACAGTTTGATCTTCTACTTTTTGGCAACGTTTAAACGTTCTCTAATCCATTCTGGATTTACATGCACACCCCCCACCCCCCCTTTTGCAGTCGGGACTCCGCACACACGCCCTATACATACTATTCCATATTTTCACACACTAAATTTTGACTTTTTTTTAACTTAGTGTTGACAACCCCCCCCACCCCCTGTTCTAATAGAAACAGGTAAGGAATCCTAATCATAGAAAATATAATGCAGCAAAAAAATAGTAAACTTTTATTCACATTGGTTTACATAGTTGCTTTATACTTATATCTCCCCCATAAA